ATGGCAACTCGATATTAGATACCTGAAAAAACCAAAATGAGATTAGTTTATCCCTACCTAGTAAAGCTTTACTATGTCAAAGACGCAGAGTTAAAAAGCATTGAGTTTCAAGAATATGACGACCTTGAATACAGTAATATAGGTCGTATCGTTCAACGCATGGAAGAAAAACTAGGGCCCGATAACGTTAAAAACATATTAGTAAAACCTGATGTTTCTAATCTTACAACGACAGGTTATCAAACTCCATTGACGCTTCACTAACTGTTTATACTGTTTCAATTAGAATTTATAATATAGATTACGAAAGGAACACTTATGAAAATGAAAATTAAATATGCACATCGATCTTTATTAGAGGTACTTAACTCTTGGTCCTTGCAGCATCATAATCACGGCTACGATAAATCTTGTTTCAAAAGTCTTGACTCAGATATGAACTTCCCTGTAAAAGAAGTACAAGATGTAGTTAACAGAGAAGACGTAAAGTATGTTACGTTTCTCCTTGACGATGAAGGAACTCATGCTGAGTTGTATATGAGGAATGTTGATCTCAATGCTCTTCCTATATTCGATACAGGAGATAGTATTACACTTCACTAATGTTAAAATGGTTTCTAGTTGGTTGGGTATGTTTAGGACAAGGTGTTGATCAGAGCTGTGTTCGCATGGCTTCATCAATTATTCACCCTACAGTAGAAGACTGTCAACAGTTCTATACTACAGTGCAAGGCGAACTAAGTGATTTAGGGGATTATGTAGAGTTAAATTTTCACTGTGTACAAACAACTATCATTGAAGATTACTTGTAAAAGATTATTGTTTTACTTGTTTTAAAAATTTTTTATTATAAAGAAAAAGGAGAAAGTACATGACTAAAAAAGCAGTCTATGTTGTTCAATCTACAGACGAGCAACTCCCTAAGTCTATCAGCGATAAGAAGCCTGATCTTAAGGAACTACAAAGCCATGTCGGTGGTTATATTCAAATATTACCTGGCCGACTAAACGATAGATCTTGTTCTATTGTTATTAACGAAGAGGGTAAGCTTTACAACTTCCCTAAGAATCCACTTGCCACTAAGTTATGGCACGACTTTTATAAATGGAAATATAAAGCCAAAGATCACGAGTTAGAAGACATTATCGTAGGTCCTGCTGTTATATTAGAGGGCTATCGTTTATGAACGGTCAATACAAAGCTTTAGATACGGTTCGAGATTACTTGAGCCGTGTCATTCATAGTGATAGGCCAGATAATTTAGACCTATTAATGTTCGATGACGAAGTTGTTGTCGGTTATTCTCAGGCTGAAGATTACTATTATTTTCGTTGTTACGAAGATACGAAATGGGGTGATAAAGAAGCTGTTCGAGAGTGGCTTAATGATATCAAAGATGAAGTTATCATTAAGAGGTTTAACGATCTCATGGCTCATTACGACTATCAAGGATTTGAGATCCTTGAGGAATTATACGGAGTGTTAAATGGCAACAAATGATAAAGACTATATGGCCAGTTATATGCGTGGCTATATGAGAAACAAGAAGGTATATTACCTCAATGACATCACGAGTGCTTGCATGGAGAAAATTCAATATCACTGGCAGCGCCGTGCGGAAAAAGAAGGGATAGTAGGAAAGATTACAAAGAACTTAATCTTAAACCATATTGTCCAAGACTATATGAAGAAATCGGTTCCTAATGGTAAAGAATTTCTTTATAATAAATTAAAGGAGAAAGATAATGCAGCAGAAAGTTAAAACTATACACCGTGTAGAAAGTATTAGCACAGATTCGATAGAGAACCAATTAGAGGGTATCTTTCGTGCTCATGTTAATATGTGTACTGAGATAGCAACTTTAAGAAAATGTCTTAATTCAATTATGAGCAAGATTTTAATTGAGAAGGAGGTTGAAGTCAAAGATGACAGAGGGATCAATTGAAGGTGTAAACGATCTACATAAATACGACAGCGTTGCTCAATGGGTTCGGGTTAATTTACCGAAAGAGCAAATCGCAGAAGTAATTAAGCATGGTATGGAAGGTGGTATTGTAAGTGAGTTAATATACTACAGAGATACTGTTAAGTTCTACGACCATTTTAGTAAAGATATATGGTGTATGTTAGAAGAAAGCACGTTAAGTTGTGGCGCTGATAGTATTATTAGCATGATTAGCCATTTTAATAAAGTAGATAATGTCTGGTCGGAAACTCAATTTAAGAACATGTTAGCTTGGTGGGCTGTAGAGACAGCGTGTCATGACATGGAGATAGAATCGCAGACATGACTAAAGGTCATATGAGTATATATAGCCTACCTCCTAGACTATTTAGGCTAGAGTTAAGGCTCAGGCATCAACTAACTAGGCAAATATTAAACTATGTAGATGTAGATGGCATAGAAAGACGAGGGGTAATAAACCATAAAAGATTTGCTACACTCAATCGTAGATATTCTACGGTATCTAAATATGTAACTGAACATCTAGATAAGTTTGAAGAGGTTGATAGACCTAAACGTAAATACAAGTTTAAAAATAAACAGAAAGGAGAATTGCTAACTAGATTTAGCACGAAAGAACTACAGGAATTAAACTCTTCATTGTGGTTCAGTAGTGTTAGTTTAGTTACAGATAGACGATATAAACAAAGACTATACAAGAAACTACATAAATTAATCTTAGAAAGACAAGAAAAGGAGGGATTATATGATAAATCCAAGTGAACTACAAGATAAAATAACTAACATATTTGATAAATTAAATGTGGTAGATGATTATCGACTTACCCATGAAGAGATGTCATTGGTAAAAGAAGCGGCGATGCTAGACTTTTTAACAGCTAGTCAATTACGAGGCTTAGTGTTAGTATTAGCAGATGAGTATGTCGTAAGACCCGCATATACTAGGGATTAAAAAAGCAATTGAGTAAATCAGTAAAAATAATTTACGAAATGGCAATCCCTAATCCAAATACTCTATTATTATTGTATACTAATAATAGTAACGGGATTAGTATGAAATCTAGAGGCAATCCAGGCAATCCACACGGAGGCCATTCTGAGGCCAAATGATATATTGTATTAATATAAAAAGGCCTCTATATAGTATAGAAAGGGGTTTATATGGACTTAACGACATTGTTAATAATAATAGCAAGTGCTATTGTATTCCTACATTTAAATTAATATATCGGTTTACTACGGCTGTTTTTTATTATAATATTATAACAATTAGAAAGGAGAAAGCAAATGGCTTTATCTACAAGTACCCACAAGGGTAAATCTAAAACTCCTAAGGCAGTAAAAGCTAAAGGTGTTAAAGCTAAGAGTAAGGTTGTACCTACTCCTAGAGAAAAACAAGGAACATATAAATACGACAGAGATGCTCGTATTCAACTATGTGTTGAAAAGAACCCAAAGAGAGAAGGCTCTAAGGGTTATAAGATGTTTGAGATCTACAAGAATGGTATTACCATTAGAGATTTCTTAGCATCTGGCGGTAGAACTATCGACATCGATTGGGATAGGGAGAGAGGTTTTATTGCTACAGAAGATAGAGATAAAGAGGGTATGGCTAGCAAGACCCCTAAAGCGACATTTACTTTAAAGTAAAGGTTTCTTTTGTTATTATTAATAATAATATAATTTATTACTTATTTTCTTTTTCTGACAAGGGTCGTATTCCGGCCCTTGTTTAAATGCTATCGAATACAGTTATTCTGGGTAGCTACCGGACACTAACTGTATTCAATAGCGGCGCTATGACTTGGTGTAAGCCTTTCAATAGGACTTTGGTTCGTACCAAGTATAAAACGACTAAAACGCAACGTAAAGGACCTTAGGGTCGGCTAGGCTCTTTAGCTGACTAAACGGCACGTAACTGTTGTACACGGTGAAATGCTTAAGTCAGCAACTAGCTGTACCGGAGACAGGTAAGGGCGGTACCTATAAGGGAAATGATAACGAGTCCGATCAGGATTGACATTTCCCACCGCCTAGGCGAAAGGAGAATATTATGGCCAACACAGTAGAAGATCTCATCAACGATATGGTATGTGAAAAGGTTGAGGAAGAAATCAACAACGCAGATATTGAAACTATTGTTGAAGACAAGATTAGTGAATACCTAGACGACAATATCACAGACATAATTAAAAACAATATTAGTGACATTATGAAAATAATAGATGCTCACAAAAGTAAATAAGGGTTCTTTCTGTTAATTCTTACTTTATAATAAATATTATGAAAAAGAAGAATGTTAAACCCGATAGCAAATGGGAAAAATTTGCTAACTCACCAGTAACTTCCTTATCTATAGGCAAAGGTCTAATGTCTAAGGAAGTTGCCGACTTATGGAATATGCTACATATTAGTGGAGTTCTACACCCTAGTAGAACTAGCACATGGTTTTTCTTAAACTACTTCTTACCGACTTATTGGAAACATAAGCATAAAGTAGAACAAGAAGAAAGAGAAACATTAAGGAGAACTCAACATGATACTTAAATGTAGAGCACAGATACCGTATGAACCTACTACTGTTAACGATCAAACTAGGTTTTATAATATTTCTGTAGAAATACCTTGCAAGACTTTCGAAGATGGTAAAAGAGAATTTTATGATATGCTAGAAACTATATGTCCAGCACTCGATGGTAGCAGATTATGGAAAGACAGATACTACATGAAAGAATTTAAAGATGTTTCATTAGGTAGTTAAATACTTTATAATAAACAAAAGGAGAAAGAAAGAAATGCATGACGAATATCAAAACTTAGAGAATGACCTTATTGATACTATTCGACATTTTAAATCTGGTAGCAAACTACAAGATAGGGCTTTTAAAAAGGCTTATACTTTATTGATATATAAACAGATGGACGAAGTTAATCTTGCTATTTCGAGATTACAGAGTTTAGTTGAATCATGGGAATGTTGCGATGGCCTAGACGACATAAACGAACTTCCTGGCTTTTGCCATAATTACCCTTTCAAACATTCACTAAATGAAATGGATACTATGTGGGGTGATATGACTGAAGAGCAGAAGGGAAAATATAACAGCTTGCAGTTTGAAGCATTAAAAGCAAGACGCAGAAAACTAGGAGACAAGAAGTATATACCAGATGAAAAGTAAATGTTTAAAAATGCTTTTTAAAATTTTATAATAAAGAAACTTAAAGAAGAAAGGTTAACAATGAAAGCATACGCAGTATTTGAAAACGCAACAGATAATACTTTTAAACATATTACAAAAGATGAATTTGAAGATAAATGGCATCTACATCATTCTATTCCTACAGTAGCTTGGTATGAACCCTTCATGCATTTAAAAGGATATGACTCAAATGGATTTGTTAGATGGCGTAAAGAAACTCACAAGATATCTCACTATATTTTGTTCGCCACTAAAAAAGAAGCAGAAGAACACGTATTCGAAAAGAGGGACGAAACCACGCATGATTATCTTATCAAGGAAGTAGAAATAACATTAACAGAAACGAAAGGTGAATTTCATTCACCCTTACCAAAAGAAGATTAAAACCTAGTATTTACTTATCTGGCCTTTTAGTTTATAGATAATTCTATGGATAAAGGACCAGATAATATTATTGATTTTACTAGTGCCGAAAGTAAGATTTTATCAGACAAGGAAAAGAAGTTTGTTGAATATATCTTTCAAGGTTTTGGTAAGAAACAAGCGGCTTTAGAAGCCGGCTATGCTCAATCTGCAGCGCACGTTCAAGCTACCCGCCTACTAAAGAAGGATAAAATATTAAAGGCCCTTGATCGGTTACGCTCACTTCAACATCAACAAACCATTCACACTATGGACAAGGAGATCGAATCTATTGACGCCATGATCCAAGAAGCTAGAGACAGAGGGCAAATAGGTGCAGCGGTCCAAGCTGCCAGGCTCAAAGCACAAATGTTAGGGTACCTTGTTGATAAGAAAGAGATCAAGACAACAAACCTTGACACCATGAGTGATGACGACATAGCCCAATACCTTGATTCATTGAAGGCATCCTACAACAACACACACTAGCTGTGGTTGACGGTTGTTGACTGTTGACCCTAGGACCTAGAATCTATACTGTACAATCATGTACCAGTAGTCCGTAGTATGAGGTACACGTCTGTACAACCCTGTACAACCAGTCAAAAGTTTTCCACAACTTTAAAATAAAGATGTTTATTTTTGCTATTTATTTTAGTAGAATAGAGCAACAAGAAAGAGAGAAAGAAAATGAAAAAAACAAAACTACCAAAAACAGTAAACCAGATCGGAAACGACAAAGTATTATTCAGACTGGTTAACCCTAAATTAGCAGGAAGTAAATCTCATGCGATTTACGGAAAAGCACAGAAAGCTACCACAGTTAAGGAAGCATTCGAACAGGGTTATAGATCAATAGATATCGC